CCTGCTGTCTGCCAAGGTTGAGGCTTTTAACTTCATCCTTCCTGGCTACAACGTGCGCCCGCTTGAGATGTGCGGTGCTGTTGGGGTGGAGCAGATCAAGAAGTTGCCCGAGATCATCAAGGCCCGCCGGGACAACGCCGACAGGTTCCCGCTTAAGAAGCAAAAGGAAATCGGCAAATCATCGTGGATGGGTTTCGTTCTGTTGAGCGATGACATTGACAAATTGAAGGGGCAACTGGGCGAGCGTGGCATCGAGTATCGCCCGGTGGTGTCTGGGAACTTCCTCAGACACGCGGCAATCAGGTACTTCAAATTTGATTCGCAGGGTCTGCCGAATGCCGATTATGTCCACGACAACGGGTTGATGGTGGGCAACTACGGACATTCAGTGGATTGGAAGTCTTTCGAGGGTATCGAAGTCTAGGAGGTTTGTTTGATCCGCATTTTTATCGGGTTCGACCCGGATGAGATTGTCGCGTATCACGTTCTGTCCAATTCAATCATCAGGAACGCTACTTGTCCGGTGTCTATAACACCGTTGAGCAGGAAGAACCTGGCCGGCGCGTTCAACAGACCCCGGGGTGAGTTGGACTCGACCGACTTCAGCACCTCGAGGTTTCTGGTCCCGTACCTCTCGGACTATGAGGGGTGGTCGGTGTTCATGGATTGCGACATGCTGTGCGTTGGGGATGTGGCAGAACTGGCAAGGTTCATGTCGCTGGATTCCCGCTGGACGAAAGCTGTGTTCTGCGTTCAACACAAGTACGCCCCAAAAATGGAGGACAAGTTCCTCGGAAACGTGCAGACCGCATACGAGAAAAAGAACTGGTCGAGCGTGATGATCTTCAACAACGCGATGTGCCGCGAGTTGACGGTCGATGCGGTCAATACGAAGCCCGGGTTGTGGTTGCACCAGTTCGGTTGGTGCCATCCGGAGCAGATTGGTGCGTTGCCTGCGGGGTGGAACTACCTGGTGGGCGAGGAAAATCAAGACAAGGAAAAATTGCGGCTGATTCACTACACCCGCGGAACACCGTGCTTTCTCGAGTCAAAGGACTGTGAATTCTCCGGTTTGTGGCACGTTGAAAAGACGGACATGACATCCCATGGATGACTTCGTCAAACTGATGGACGTGGCTGATTGGGCACTAACCAAGGCATCAAAACAGCACCCGCAACTGTATCTGGAAATGGAAAAGCAGCACCAGCATGTGCGACGGGCTAGGGAGCATCCGGGCGAGGGCAAGCAGCACAAGATCCTCGAACACACTGCGGGATTTATGACGGCATGGATGGTTCGCTACCCAGACCTTGACTGGTTTCTTCCGGTGATCGAGAGGTTGCGTGGACATACTCGCGCTCGCTAAGTCTCTGCAGGCCATCGAGCGCCGGAAGCAAACGCACCGGCTGGAAGACTATAAGCCCTATGACTACCAGTTGCGGTTTCACAACGCGATTGGGCATATGACGGACAAGCCGGCGGTGCAGCGAGCTCTGATGGCTGCGAATCAGATCGGCAAATGCGTGACAGATCAAACGCTTATAACTCACTCTGACGGGTCAAGCAGTAAGGCCGGCGATTTATACAGGGCTGGCCGGGCCTTCGATGTTGTGTCGATGATGAGGGGGTCATTGGTTCGTGCAATCGCTAGTCACGCGGTAAAGAAACCGCCGGAAGAATGCTTCCGCGTTTATCTATCAAATGGTGAGTGGTTTGAGTGCGCGGCGAATCACAGAATTCTTACCCCTTCGGGGTGGCTCTTTTTTTCCGAGGTGAACACATCTTTGCAAATCCTGCCGGGGTCCATTGCGGAATCTTTCCGGTCAGTTCGTGCTTCAAGTGTGTCGCGTTGGATTGAAAACACTCTAAGTTTTCTGGGCGGTTGTCTTGCGGGTTCCCGTTCCGGTGGTGAACGACTTCGGAAGGCAGGAGAAACCGCTTCAGAACAGACTCCATCACAAGGCGGTGTTCAGCAACTCTCCCCGCCTGAGTTTTGTAAGGGTGATCAGGGCAGTAAATGTAGAAGTAACCACCAACAAGAATCTTCCCGCCCTTCCAGTTCGTATGTCCCGCGCCAGACCGCGGCCCTGTTCTGTGAGTGGTTAGGCCGAGCCTTCGGCACCACCGCTCAATGGTGGCGCGAGTGCAGTTTAGGATTTCGGCGGCTTTCCATTGCTGCAACCCGTCAACTTCGATTAGTTTACGCAAACGATCAATGTCAATTGACGGGGTTGGTGGGGTGCGAGATAGAAGCTGATTTTTTGAACAGAAGTGCGCCAGAGTATTTTTTGAGACGCCAAGCAGCAAAGCTATTTCGGCGTGCTTCAAGCCTTGTTTCAGCAGTTGAGAAACCTGGGACTTATCCATTGGAGTCCTTGCTAGATGATGGCAACCAAATTATAGCATACAAACCTATTGGTAGCCATGACATATACGACTTCACGGTGCCGGGTTTGCAGAACTATCTGGCCGCCGGGGTGTTTCACCACAACACTTACTGCGGCGGCATGGAAGCCGCGATCCACCTGACGGGCATTTATCCGAAATGGTGGAAAGGGCATAGGTTCACCGGCCCCATCAATATGCTTGTTGGTGGTCTTACTAACGAGTCGGTGCGAGACATCTGCCAGAAGGAACTCTTTGGAGATCCAACGGATGACCGGCAGATGGGGACGGGAACGATCCCGATAGACAAGATCGGCAAGACCGTTCGCAAGGCCGGTGTTCCCAACGCCTTGGATGCGGCCCATGTGAAGCACATCCGGGGGCTGTCGAAGGTGTCCTTCCGTGCCTACGAGCAAGGCCCGAAGAAGCACATGGGGTCGCGGATTGATCTGGGGTGGTTGGATGAAGAACCACCGGAGGACATTTGGGCCCAATACCTGCGCGGGACGTTCTCGACGCGGGGAATTCTGTATATGACCTTCACCCCGGAGTCGGGTGTCACTCAGGTTGTTCATGGGTTCATCAATGACCTCAAGCCCGGCCAGGCACTGATTCGTGCGACCTGGGATGACGCGGCACACATGAACCATGACCGGCGAGAACAGGTGCTGGCGTCCATTCCAGCGCATCAACGTGAGATGAGGAGTCGCGGTGTGCCGTTGATGGGGTCTGGTCTGGTCTATCAGGTGCATGAGTCGGAGATCGAATACGACGCGATGGAGATTCCGAGTCATTGGCCGCGGGTTTGTGGGATCGACTTTGGAATTGATCACGCCTTCGCCGCAGTGTGGATTGCGTGGGACCGTGATACGGACACCATCTACGTCTATGACGTCTACAAAGTCTCTGGGAAAGAGATGCCGGTGCATGTCTCCAAACTCAAGGGAAATGGTGAATACATCCCGATTATCTGGCCCCATGACGGGTTGAATCGTGAGAAGTCTTCAGGCATCCCGCTGGCAGAACTTTATCGGAAGGAGGGGGCGAATATGTTTCACATGCAATTCAGCAACCCTCCCGCTCCAGGAGTTCCAGAGGGCAAGGGCGGCAACAGTGTCGAGTACGGAATCGAAGAGATCCTCCACCGGATGCAGACGAATCGATTCAAGGTTCGTCGTGACCTGAAGGATTGGTGGGAGGAATTCAGGATGTATCACCGCAACGACGGAAAGATTGTCGCTCTTTCAGATGACGTCATGTCAGCCACCCGCTACGCCGCGTTGTCAATCCGGCACGCTCAAACACCAACCCTTCGCATACGGAGGGCAGAGGCCCCCGTAGGGGCGAGGAACTGGTAAATGGAAAACGTCAAGAAAAGAAAAATACGTTCGACGGACTGGGAGAAGGTCCAGGATTACATCAAGAAGACGTTACAGGCTCGCCGGGACAATTCGTTCCGGAAAAGCCATGAGACCAAATGGGCAGAGATCGATCGCCAGATTTCCATGGAGGCGATGAAAAAGCAGTATCCGAAGGGTACGGTTCCGCAGACGTGGAAAAGTGCGTTTGAGTTGGGTGAGTTGTCCAAGGCAAGCGAGATCATCACCGCTGACGTAATGCGACTGATCTTCCCCGCGAACCGCACTTGGTTTGAGACACACTGCAAGCCGCCGAAACAGACCGATCCGAAAACGGGCAAATCGGTCGTTGCTGTTGATCAGCGGCAACAGAAGCTGGCCGATGGCATCTTGCGGAGTCTGATGGCGCAGCAGCACCTCGACTTCGGCCTGCGTGCCCGGGTGGAGTTGTCGATCAAGGAAGCCCTGCACCACGGGTCTTTTGTCGCCTCTTGCGTCTGGGAATCGCAGAACAAGGTGCATGATGGCAAGGGGTTGGAGTCCATCAGCGCCCCTGTATGGGTTCCTCATTCGATGTGGAACTGCTATCCGGACATGAGCCCGCAGGTCATTTCGGGGGCGAATATCTTCTACCCCGGCTCGATGATTATTGTGTCGTACATGCCCCGCCACCAGGTGCTTGCCCTGAAGGGCGAGGGGTACATGAATTTGTCCGAGGGCAAGATCCCGAAGCGGAAGAATTCCAACAAAGACGTCGATACAGAGGATGTGGAACTCGTCACCTACTATGGTGATTTGGTGATCCCGCGGGAGGATGGCGACATCTACCTGCCGAACAGTAAGTGCATCCTGGCGAATGAGGTGGTGATCTACTACGCCCCGAACCCCATGCCGTTCCCCGAAGTGATCTATGTCGGGTATGAGCGGCAGGACGTGCGTGACCCTTACTTCACCTCCCCCATCGTCAAGAACAGCCCGATCCAGAAACTTGCGACGATTCTGGCCAATCAGTTCGTGGATGGTGTGGACCTTGCAACCACCCCGCCCATCGTCTATGACGGGCATGACGCCTACATGGTTGCGAATCATGGGTTGAACCTTTGGCCTGGCGCCCAGACGGCCAGCAAGGGGTCTGGGAAGTTTCAGGAGGTCAAGGTTGGTGATCCCAAGGCCGCTCTCATGGGCCTGCAGATGGCGCTCCAGAAGCTCGAGGAAGGCACTGCGGTCAACGCCATCCGTTCGGGTGGGGCAGACTCAGACCGCAAGACAGCAACAGAGGTACAGAACACGCAACAGGGCGCTGAAGTTCGCACGGTGGACTTTGTGTCCAAGATCGAGCCAGGGGCCTTGAGGCCATTCCTTTACATGCAGCACGAATTCAATTTGAAGTATCTTGATTCCTATTCGTTCTACTGCGCCGAAAAAGGTCTCCCTGACTTCCTGACGGTGACCAAGGATCAGATGCCGAAGGTGGTTCACTTCGAGATTGTTGGTTCCAAAGGTCTTCTGGGTGAGCAGCAACGGACGCAGCGGATGACGGCAGTAACAGGGTTTGCCTCCCAGAACCCGCTGTTTGCGCCGCTTCTGAATGCCAAGGACATCCTTATCGATATGTACGAGGACGCCGGGGTGAAGGGGGCTGAAAAGTATCTGAAGGATGACCAGGCCGGCAAGATCCCGCCCGAGGTGCAGCAAAAACTCCAACAGGCCGCCCAGATGATCCAGCAGTTGCAGCAGGAGTTGCAGCAGGCCCAAACCGGGGCACAGGAGAAGATGGCGGCGCTCCAAGTGCAGAAGGCCAAGGATGACGGGGCGCTGGCGCTCAAGCAGCAGCAACTGGAATTCGACCGGAAGCAGGCAATGATGGACGCCCGCGCCGATAGCGCCGAGTTCATGGCGAAGCTGAAGGAGGCCGCTGACAGACTGGCCCTCGACCGCGAAGATATGGAGAAAAAGTTCGCCCTCGAGTATGACAAGTTGAGAGCGGAAGCCGCTGCACAACAGGAAGCCATGCGGCATGAGCAGAGGCTTTTCGTTGCAGAGCAGTCGATCAAGGCAGCGGAGGCTCGGGCAGAGCGCGACAAGGCTGAAGAAACGCCTAAGAAACGGCCCAAGCAATGAGTTTTCTAAAGGAACTTGCCGGCCACCCGGAGTATGTGCGGATGGTGAAGCAGGCCGACACGATGCGACCAGACATCCCGCCATGGGATACGGACGATCCTCTAGCTGTCGAGAAATGGAAAGAGAAGTCTGCCATGCAGCGGGGTTTTGATCTCGCAATGACAGTCTTCCGGCCTAAGTAGATCTGCCTTCGGGCAGTTTTTAGCCACCTTCGGGTGGCTTTTTTATTGGAGTGACCGCAATGGAAGAAACCACCTCGCAGCCGAGTTCCGAACCGGCAGCAACCGCAACACCCAGCGGCCTGGAGCAGGTCTACCAGGAGCATGGCATCGAGGCGCAAGCCGCGACATTTCAGCCACAGGAGCCGGCCGCCAGGCCCACCCCACCCGCAAGCCTTGCACCCACTGCCTTCAAAGCTCCCGACCCGTTCGACCCGAACTTCGGAGCGTACCAGGCGCAGATGGCGGCAGGAGTCAGCACGTTAAATCAGGCCCTGGTTGCAACGCGAGGCGAGTTGAACAGTTTGCAGCAACAACTCAAGACGCAGAAGACCGAGGCAGACATCAAGAGCGCGGTGAATTTTGTCAGCAAAGAGTCGGGAGTTGATTCCGATATTGCGGAAGTCGCACTCGAGGCGCAGGCGAGAAAAGACCCGAGGTTCCTGCAGGTCTGGAACAACCGGGACCGGAACCCCAAGGCGTACAACGCAGCCCTGAAAGCTGTGGCCCAGGAGTTCGCGCAGCGTTACTCAGTGAAACAAGACCCGCAACTGGCAGAGAACCAACGCGCAGTTGCAGCATCCAGAAACTCAATGGCGACAACCCAGGCAAAGACCGCTAACGATGAGTGGGCGTCGATGTCACCGGGTGATCGGCAGGCGAAAGTTCGCCTGATGATTTCCGGCGGGCGATAGCCAAAAACCAATAAGGAAGTATCATGGCTCAAGTCACTACCAACTTTGCAACGAGCATTTCCGCTCCCGTCAACTTCGTGTTGATGGAAACCCTTCTGACTGCCGCCCGCAAGCGGCTCCCGTACTTCAACGGCACCCTTCCCGGGTCGCTGGCGAAGACGCAGGGAGCAGCCTCTGTCAAGTGGCGCCGGATCGACAACCTGTCTGCGGTCACCACGGCACTGTCCGAGGCGGCTGACGGGGCAACGGTCGCGTTCGGCAACGGGCGCACGTCGGTCACCCCGACCATTACCGACGTCACGGTCGCTATTGCCAAGTACGGCAACGCGATCAACCTGACCGAGGAAGTGGATCTTTTCAACGTGAATTCCAACAGCGCCGCGCTGATGGATACCCTCGGCGCCAACGCCGGGGAGTCGCTGAACACGCTGATGCGTAACGTGTTCGACGCCACGACGAAGATCACCCGCAATGCCAACAAGGCGGCAGCAGTGGCGTCGATTGCCTCGGCCATCACGCTGAACGACATCAAGAACGTGGTCAATCGCTTGAACCGCGCCTCTGCGATGAAGTTCACGCCGGCAGGGTTCGGCAGCACGAACATCGGATCGACGCCGGTTCGCCAGTCCTACTACGGGATCTGCCACGTTGACGTCGAGGAAGACATCCGCGGCCTCACCGGCTTCCAAGCTGTCGAGACCTACGGTGGCTACACCGAAACGGAGCCGGGTGAGTTCGGTCACGTTGGCGGTGTTCGCTGGTGCTCGACGGAAATCGCTCCGATTGTTTCGGACGGTTCGACCGAGTCCATCGTCGCCGGTTCCTTCCAGGAGTCCTCGGCACTGCTGCACCACGTCTATTCGACCTTCATCTACGGTCGTGAGGCGATTGGCAGCATCGGCCTGGGCGAGAACCATGCGAAGGACATCTACATGATGTACGACCGCGTGCCAACCGTCGAGTTGATCTACCACAAGCCGGGTTCCTCGGGTATTGCGGATATGTTCAACGAGAACGGTTCGTTGGCGTGGAAGGCGTGGTTCGCCGGCAAGATCCTCAACCAGGACTGGGTCGGCAAGATCAGTTCGCTCGCAAGCAAGTTCTAGTCGTAGCCCCTCGCCTCCTGGCGGGGGGTTTTTCTTTGGGAATCTGAATGAACGCAATAGAGCAGGCACAGTTGAGAACGCGCACCCGCGAGGAGCGCAAAGCAAGGTACGCCCAGAAAGCAGCAGTGGCGCCGCCAGCAGTCGTTGTGCCGCAAGTGGTTCCCAAAGAAAAAGACGA